CTTTTAGTCTACTAATATGACCGTTTTTTCTAACTATTGCATATGTTTCCTGAGAAACTGCATCAGTACTAACTACAATTCTACACATATTTTTCCAAAGAGGTTTTATTTTTTCCCAAACCTCTTCACTCATCAACAGTCCGTTAGTCATTAATTCAATCTTTAAATTTTCATTAAATCCTAAATTACTCAATTCTTGCAGATATCCCCAAAACGTAGGGCTTGCAAAAGGATCAGATGAACCTGATATCTGCAACAACACTTGCTCATTTTGATTAAGCAGATAGTAAACTAATTCCTTAACTTTAGCGTGAATTTTATCAAGTGTTGTGCTTTCCCCTATCTTAGTAAATTGAAAGTTAGGTCGGCAACTAGGACATTGTAAATTACAAGACGAATCATAGCTAAATCCAATGTTAAACGGAAATGCAGATAAACTAGTTTCATAATTTTCAAGTGGAACTATGACAGGATGGGGTTCATTTCCACTAAGTAAACTTGATAGCACAGGGCAATTATCATTACAGTGTGTGAATTTTCCTTTAGCCATATCTTCTATGACTGATACTCGGGTTATATTGTTAAATATCTCCTCGATAGAATCAGTTAATATGTTGCCGCAAAACTTAGGTAACCAAGTAAAACAACATATTGATACCGATCCAGTGGCATGAATTTCAATATATTTACCGGGTCTAATGCACCCAAAATCTTTTAAATAAGAGGTTGGTCTTTCATAAGCAGATTCAGGGTGCAGTAAAAAATTCATCCTTTCCACCATTCTTCCCAAGGGAACACAATCCATTGAGGATCTTCTGCTTTGTTGATACTTTTTCCGATATAATTGACTTCAACTGGGCTTGCATCGTTATCAACTATTACAGCGAACCGTACAGTGTCGTTCCAAACAGTTTCCCATTTAAGATCATGTTTGAATGCACTACCTTGCCAATCTTCTTTAATCCAATTGAGCGTAGCACCCGTGTCATTGATATCATCAACGATTAGGATGTGCTTACCTTCATAAGCATCTTCTGCCATCCAGCAATTAGTTTCACAGTTTTCACCCACGCCGTCACGCAAACTGACATTGAGAGTCTCCATCGGAATGTTGAGATAATGACTAATCTTTAGAGCAGGGTTGAGTCCGCCCCTAGTAAGACCTACAACATAATCAGGCATCCAATTATCATTGTTCATTTGACGAATGATATCATGGACCATGCCATCAATCTGTTTGTCGGTGTAATATACTTTCTTAGTCATTATCTCTTGCATCCTTTATCCTAGCAAATCCTCATTCCATTCACGATGACCTTCGCGGAAAGCCATGTTGCTCTGTGTCTCGCGGATTTCTACACGATAGCACCAAAGTCGTTCAGCTTCGCCCTTACCCCAATGATCAGGGATATAGACACCGTTGATGAAGTTGTATACCATATCAGCAAGTGCTTCACACCCAGTTGCAGGGATGATAGTCAACTTTGCCATGCCACGCTCTTGTAGCAGCTTGAACACATCCATATCAGGATCATCTTCTGCAACAAGCAATGTATGATCGAACTGGTCTTCAAGAATTGCCTTCAAGTCCTTAAGACCTCCGTAGTCTGCACACCAGTTACGAGCATCAAGAGTGTCAGCACCAAAGTATACCTTGATAGTAAACGAATAACCATGAATGTTATTGCAGTGACTATCTGCTCTCCACTGTCTGTATGCACAGGGAAAGGAATCATGCCATTCTTTTGTACTTGTATACTTGTAACTTACTGGTTCATATTTTGTCATCTTTGTTCTCCTTTAAGATGACACGCAGAATATTTAAAGTGGGATGAGCGTCAAAGACCACTATTAGTAAGCATACCGACGATTGTTGTAGTCGAGAGTATCCTCAACTTCACAAAAGCCTTCTGCATTATAAATTTGATTTAGTTCAAGGCCGTGTTCCTGATATCCTTCTTCAAGCAAATACTGATAGTAATTGCTAGGGTGAGCATAATCAAGCCGGTAACCGATCATTTGATAAATCATCGCTTTATGTGTTTGATTACCAATTTGTACATCAATATACTTCTTGCCATAAAACGTTGGAAAGCCCTCAAGCATATCAAGAGCTAATTCACAATCATCAGTAATGTCCCACATAACAGTCTGTAGCATATCACCGACACTTTCTTCAATGTCTGCTACGCCACGAAACACTAAACGATGATCTGGAATGTCAACACGACCAATACTAACGGAACCGGGACAGCGTGAAGCCATCTGGTCAATATTAGTATTCATTCCGTATGCTAAATAAAGGGTCATAATATTTCTTTTACTCATTAATTATGTTAGTGAAGGCAGTATATAATTCTTCGTAGTTTTTAGGTTTCGGAGTTTTCACTCCATCTAGTTCACTGAAATCAAAATCTTCATACCATATAGTAGTATCGTAAGTGGCACCTATACTATCTAATATCGCAATTTCAGTCTCTAGTAATTGGATATGGTTTTTAATACGTGCATTGTTAATCGGAATAATGTCTTCACTAATACCTGTTGTTTGGTAAACCCACTTATTCCGAATAGTTGCAATGTAGCGACTAAGAGACTGCTCAATTTTATTTCTTCGGCGAATACAAACTCTATATGGTTCACTAGAATGAATTAAATAGTCTAACATTTCTTTGGGATACAGATTTAAACGGTTAGTCTGAATTTTCACTACGTACTGATTAGTTGTTTTAGCGGTCTCTAAAAAATTAGAAAACCACGGAAGAATAGAGTCTGGTTCTTGAAATAATAAAACATCTTCTAGTTTACCATGAATATGATTCGCTAATGCAGTAGACCCGCTTCTAGGAGATGCAAGGATTACGACAGGATATCTAATATTTTTATAATCAATCACTTAAACTTCCTAATCGTTAATACACCGAATCTGTACATTGAGTATTCGCATTCAATCCTATTTAGTACTGTTTCGGCAAGCTTTACCATTTTTACACTGTTACCACAAATGACGGTGAGTGGAAAACTGTCCTGATTTATCAGAACAAAGTTCTCCACAAGAGCATCAACTTGGTGATGCCTAACACCGTGTAAGTCTAACTTACAACTTTCCATACACTTTGTCAAGCATTTTCTTTGCCTGAGGATAAGAAGTCATTGCATCAACTGTTTCATCAACTTCATCCAAACGAGCAATTGTTTGTTCTACTGTTTCAACAGGCTGATTAAACTTGTATGTTCCTACAGGTACAGTGAATGAAAAGTTGATGTTCCTCAAAATATCTTCATGCTTCTTGTTAGGGTACTTAGGTTCCATCTTTGTTTCTTTCTGCTTCTGCGACCCGCTTTCGTAGATTACTGCTACTAAAGCTGTGGTCTCTACCGTTAAATATGATTTCAATACCTCGGTCGTTGCATTCTTTGCGACCAGTGAAGTCTTTGTCTGCATACTCTACACCCAGTATACGACAATCTAGGGGTAATGTCAAGAGTAAATCGACCAAATCTTGCTCTGTTTGGTAAATAACTACCTCATCAACAAAGCGACAAGCACTAAGTTGAATCTGTCTTTCTACGATTGACTGAATAGGTTTGTTCTTAGTATCCGGTCTGTCAATAGTTGGGTCAGTCTGTAGTCCTGCAATCAAGTAGTCACAGTGATTCTTAGCTTCCGCTAACATAGCAATGTGACCTGCGTGAAGCATATCGAACGTGCTGAAGGTAATACCGATGGTCTTACCCTCTTCTTTTAGGTCTTTAATCTTGTTGAAAATCACTTAGCACTTACCCATTCGTGCAATGCTAAGAAACTCTGCTCTTGCAGCAGCATCAGTCTTGAATCCACCACCAAGCTTAGTAGTCACAGTTGAAGAACCAGTATCTTCAACACCGCGGCTCTTAACGCAATAATGCTGTGCATCAATCATGACTGCAACATTTTCAGTTTCAAGGATATAGCAAAGAGCGTGGAATACCTGTTCAGTCAAACGCTCTTGAATCTGTGGACGCTTCGCAAAGTATTCAACGATACGATTAATCTTTGAAAGACCAAGGACCTTTTCATTAGGTACATATGCTACTGTAGCAAGACCGTCGATGATTACAAAATGATGTTCACAGTTAGATTGTACATTGACATTGCGCTCTACGACCATTTCATCGTAGTTCATCTTATTTGCAACAGTTGTACACTTAGGGAATGCATCATAGTCAAGACCCCAAAAGATTTCGTTGACATACATCTTAGCAACACGCTTTGGTGTATCCATAAGACTGTCATCTTCTAGGTCAAGACCTAATGCTCTCATAATGCCATTGAAGTGTGCTTCAATAACCTCAATCTTTTCTTTGCGGTCTAGTGCGCTATCTTTTGTGGGAGTTTCAACACCCATCTTGACTAGGTGTTCGTGAATCTTTTGACCCAACTCTGGATCAGTTTTAGTTTTGTTATAAGACATATTTGTTTCCTTCCTTACACGGATATGTTAATGTTGTTTGTAACCTTTGTGTTACATTCTTATTTATCAATACTTCGCCTCACGAGTATGTTTTCTATAGTCACTACTAATACGAAGATACTTACTACCGTTGCCTTCAAGAATGTCACAGATACGATCAATGGTTCCATCAGTGTAGTCACTAATCTTGCCCATGTTCGGATGTGCCTTTCGGAGTAGAGGATCCAACTTAGCGATAGCATCATCAATAGACCACGGAATGTAAAGACGCTCTGGGTCGTTTGCGAAAGTCTCAGGGAAGCTACGATACGCAGGATACAATACATTGCAGCCCAAAGCATCAGCTTCGCTTACCGTGTTGCTTACCCAGTCTTGCAGCGCACAGTTGAACACTACGCGGCTATCGTTGACAATTTCATAATACTTGTTCTTGTCAAGATTGTCATAGATAACAAGCTTGCCTTCTTCTGCCATCTTGCGAGTACGAGCCATGTAGCTATCGTTATTAGACTTCAACTCGCCGCCGCTGCAAACAACAAACTCAACATCCTTACTAGGATAACGCACATGCCATGCGTCAATCAAGTCCATGTAGAAGTCGGGCTGCTTCTCTTGATCCCAACGTGCAGAAAACACTACACGCAAACGACGGTCATTGAATGGCTTAATCTTATCACCAACACGCTCAATAACCTCATCCTTACCAAAAGCAAGACCTGAGATATTGTAGATAGGAGCTTCCCAGCCTGCAATCTTCATGTGTGCAACCATTTCTTCGTTAGTTGCAAGAATTCCGTCTGCGAACTCGTTGACCATCTTCTCATATAGTCCCATCCACTTATCCATTCCCCAGACATGAACAAAGTCATCGGGGTCAATAGATTGTGCGAGACAACGAACAAAGATACGAGGCATATTGTCTTCATCACATTGGTCAATGATGTAAGGCAATGATTCAATGCCCGGCTGGAACATATCTTCAAAGTAGATAACATCCTCGCTAGTGACTTCACCCTGCTGCATCATCTTGACGAGGTTCATCATTTGACTCATGCCAAAGTATGAACGACCATGTGCGTCAAGAACCTGACCAGTTACAATCTTTTGGCTGTTATCAAGTGTTTCGCCAGGGACGTATACAACGTCAATGCCGCGCTTTTCAAAGACGCGGCGATTCCAATCAGTAAGTTGTAGTGTGTACCGAGCGTTGTACGCTTCAAGTCCCATGTAAAATAGTTTACGCATTATCTTTTCTTTCTATATCTTCTTCAACACATTCGTTGCCGTACTGTATTTCAATAATCTTTAATGGTTTATCTGTTTCGTTAGCTAGACGATGCCACTGATTAGAAGCAATGTGTATATTCTGAAACTTTGTATACACTCCGTCTAATTCTTCATCCGAGCTACTATTAATAGTATACACTGTTGCAGTGCCTTGTGCAACAAACCATAGTTCCAAACGATTGATATGCCGTTGCATACTTAACGATTTTCTCGGATCAACAGTAAGTTCTTTAACTTTGACTTCTGGTCCATTCTCGTGAAGCACTCGGTAATATCCCCAACTACGAATAGTTTTAGGAGCCTTCCATTCTTCAAGAATCCAACTAGAACTATTAGCTTTATCCGTGCCGCCTACTCCAAAGACAAACTCAAGATTATCATCTTGTGTGTCCATTTCTGGAATATTATTTAGGGTCCTATCTCCGCCGTTAGCAAAAATAATTTTGTCTTGCGGAAATACTCTTCGGGTCCACTGTATAGCATCTTTTGCACTGCCATCTTTATCATTAAACGGAATAGTGTAATCTACTCCTTGCAATGATTGTATAATAGAAATTCTATCTTCAAAAGGCATGAATGACCGGCCCTTTTTACGAGCCAGCCATTCATCACTATTAACACCTATAACAAGTATGTCGCCAAGTGTACGAGCGGCTTTGATATAGTTTAAATGCCCACTATGCAGCGGGTCAAAACCACCTGTAATGACAACAACTGTTTTAGGCACGGCGTCGTGCCGCTCCTTGTTCTTTGTACTTTGCGTAATCAATTTCCCATTGATTACGGGGACGCTGTCCTGTTAGCATTCGCTGAAACTGCTTATAGTTCCAGCTCCGAGTGTTGTATAGATCAGCTTCATTGAAACGATAACCGAACTCTACGCAAAAGTTACGATACCGATCCAAATCATTAAAAATCTGATTGATGCTGATAGTCTTAATAGTATTTGCCATTTTTAATCCTTAAATGGTTAGCGATTGATAGGGTTTAGTTGTGTTGTAGTAGATAGTGGCACCGTTCTCACCGTCTTCGGATACAGTGATTTCAATGTCACGGTCGGGGTAGCGATTTGCTATATACATATATAACTCATCGCTGATCATTTCGCAAGACTTATGGTCAAGTTTCATCACTCCATCGCGGAAGCTATTCTCTAGCCATCGCTTGAACTGAATAAACTCAATGTCACGGTCATTGTGAAATACCTGAATCGCCACCTTAAAGTGAAAGATGTGACGATGCGGGTAGCCTAGGAAACTAACGTCATATTCGTCGCCAGTTGCCAATTTCGGATCGGTGTCTGCACCGGGATATTTGTGAATGCCTTCTTTCTGAAAGGTCACCCAAATCATTCGTTTGGCATTATCACTAATGCGAATAAATTTTTCTGTAACGGCTTGTTCTATTTCGCTCATAGTCTTACTATATCACCTGTGTTAAATTTATCAATTGTTTTGGTCACTTCCAATAGTTTCCCCAGAGCCAAGTAATTAGACTCCAGCGTTCACCAGACGTAATTTTTTTAACGCTGTGTGGAAAAAAGCTAGGAAAAGCTACTACGGAGCCTTGCTCTATTTTTATATCTTTTCCAAAAATATTAAGTTCGCCGCCGCTATAGCTATTTTCTTTTGATAAAAACATGACTATTGTTAATTTCCTATCAATGCTTTCTGTAAGAGCACCGTAGTGGTCAAAATGAGTACCAAAATAATCTTCACCCTGATATCTCTTTAGTTCGTATGGTTCAGCAAAAGAAATATCAAAGTTGAAAAAATTATTAATTTCACTATATGTTTCTTGTAAGTCAGAATGAATAGAGTGATCTAATGGTAGCAAACAACTAGAAAAACTAGTAGTGAAGAATTCAGGGTATTTGTCTTCTCCCCTATTTAACGAGTCTGCACTAGCATTAATCAATTCTTCACATGCGTCATTAGACAGTACCCCT